CGGCTTTCCCTGCGCTGTCGGCTTTGCCGTGCAAATCCAGCTTCGCAGCATCAAGGCTATCCAGCGTGTGGTCGCTGTAACTGAGCTTCAGCATGATGAAGGTGTACAGCAGATCAAGCATCGAATGCGCGGTCAAGATGCCCTGCTCGGCATTGTTGAAATTGGTGGCCGACATAGGCGTACCCTGCTGAATGACATCTCCGGGGGACGGGACAAGCGTCAGCGTGCCGTCAGCGTTCTTCTTGACTTCAAAGGTCTTGGGGCGCTGCACAACGTGGTCTTTCCAGTCAGTCGGTGTATAAGCCATGTTCTTTCCCTCCTTTCAGCCTCAAGATTCGGTAATCGTGAAGGAGAAGCGGTAGAGAATGCCCTCCTGCACAGCTTTGCGGGAAATGCTCTCTGCCTTGCTCGCCCAGAGGCTTCCGTTGTGGTCGTAGAGCTGGACCTCCGTGACGATAATATCGCCCGGCAAAGTATGGTCAATGATGAAGGTGATGCCCACGCGGCCATCAGACATGATTCTCGCATCCCTGATTTCTGCCTTGTGGTATGCTCCATTGACCTTGCACTGCGCGTAGTGAATGTTGTCCTTGATGCAATTCTTCAGAGCGGTCAGCGCCGTATTCGTTAGCATCAGTTCCGTCACTCCTTCCTTGTCGTTACAGAATGTCCCCGCCAAGCGTATACACGCCGCACAGGGGATAGCCAATCGTATAGGCTCCGGAATCCATCATCGCCTTGATGTCGGGGGCCTTGGCAATGCCGCCCGAATAATTCTCCTGCGGAAGTGTGCCGCACAGAAGATAGTCGAAAACCCAGTATTCGGTTACGACCGACACCTGTATTTTAGCGGCACTCTGGCAGAGAATTTTATAGGACATGTGGCTCTGCTTGTGCGCGTTGATGTACCTCTTCAGCGCCGTGAGGTCAAGCGCTTCGCTTCCGTCTGCATCTGTAATATTGACGCCGAAGGTGTGCGGGCCAATTCGGTCGATTACCTCAACATCTCGACCGGTCATGATCTTGATGTAGCGTTCGAGCGCATAGGGCGTGAACGGATGCGGCAACGCTCGCATTTCGAGCACCTTCTGACGGCGCTGTTCGAGCGTATGCGTAGGCGCAGGAATGAGGCCATATCGACGTTCCCATAGTTCGATGGCCCACGTCACGCTTTCAGGGAAAAGCTGTGACGGCAGCGACTTTATGATGTCCCACAGTTTGTCGTACTCACGCCCCATGATTTCGTACATCCAGCAGCCGACATAGGATTCCTCGTAGATCGGGGAAACCGTGTCAATCATTCGATTGCCGGATTCGCTCTTGAGGATGATGTCTCTTTGTGTGGCATCCATGCTTACACCGCCTTCGTGAACTCGACGCTCTTCAAGGCCGGGTAATCATCCACATCAATGGCAACGTTATTCCTTGTGCCGTTGATGTACAGCTCCTTGTAGTCAGCCACGCCAGCCGTTCCCGACAGGACGCTGCCGACACGGGTGTAGCGCACGCAGCCTTCCTGCTTCGCCTCGTCAAAATACGCAGACAGTCCAACCTTGAAAGCAGCAGTTACGCTGTCGATGTCCGCATCATCTTCAAGCGTGATCTGGGCTGTGATGGTAAGGTCAACGGAATCAGCCGTGACAACGGTCAAAATCGCCCCAATCGGGGCAAGGCGTTTGTCGCGGTTCTCCGGCGACATGATGTGATTGTAGACATCTTTTAAAGTTTTTTCATTGGCCGGGTCGCCGTTCGCGTCCATGATAATCAGCTTGACAGTTCCGGTTCCTGCGCCTTCCCATTCCGGGACGACGGCAACAGAGCCTACGCCGTCAATCTCCTTGGCCCAGCGCTTATAGTCCGCATCATTGCCGACGA